ACACCGCATCCAAAACCTGTGATAATTGATAACAGAACATCTCTCATGTTATTTTTTTCCTTGACCCATTTCTGGTAAAAGCGCTAAAAGTTTGTCAGAATAGTTATCCAAACCTTTTACCTTTAACTCATCTGAAACCTCTTTAATGGTTTGCTGTGACTTTTCAATATATTCAAATGCCCAGTCTCTAGAATCAGATAGGAATTTTATAAAGTTTTCTTTATGTAGCGTATCGTCAGACATATTAATGCCGTTATTGAATTGAGAGTTTACTTCTTCAAGTGCCCTGTTTTTTATAAAAAGTTCAGCCACCAGCAAGTTAGACTTTTTTAGTTTATCAAACGTTGCCCAATAGGATAGTGCAAAGGAAAAAGACAGGGTAGCAAAAAATATCAAAAACATCATTTCCATAATATCTATTGTACTCTATCCCTAATAGCGTGAGTTGTCCAATAGTATAAACACTTATCGCAACAAGGTTTGTTATACTCACTTTTAGTATCTTTATAAAACTCTGCATAATAAATATTATCTTTACGATAAAGATTGGCTCTATGTGTAATATTTACACGATTTACATGAGATCCCTGACTCCAGACTGGCTTCTGAGTACCCCACAGATGCCCAGAAACGGCCTCTAAAGCGTCTAGATTGGTCTCATTGCCATCTGTCTTAATACCCCTAAGTCTGGCCTCTTTAATCATGGCATTAACATATATACGCAATGATTTTTCAGCATTCCTCCACATCAATACCGCTGGATGATTGCGCCAAGCACCTGACGAGGATTGACCAGATAAAACTTTGAGTATTTGATAGGACTCTAATATCTGTTTATTTAATCTTTTATTATCTAGTATTTCTGCACATTGGTTATAATCTTTGTAAGGTAAAAAGGTTTGCATTAATCTTCTTCTATATCAAAAATATCTAAATCAGAGATTTTTTTAAAATTTGCTGCTGTCCAAAGTGATACGGCAGTTAAAAAAGATAAAACTATTAGTATTATTATTTTTGTTTTCTTTTTCATTTTGTTATTGTTACTCCACATCTTAGACAGGCTAAATAACTTTTACCAGTAAATGGACAAGAACCAGCGTCAACGAGGCTATGTGATTTAAGTTTACAAATAAAAAACAATGCGATTTGTTTTATCATTTTATTGCCTCTCTAGTGACTAACACTATTGCCCCGCATTCTTCTAATGCTTTTTTTAATTTTATCACATACTGTAATGCTGATATTTTATCATCATGCATCATGTGCAAAAATTTTCTTTCATCTAATTTTACCGTAAGAAAGTGCTCATTGTCAATAATTTCTACACCGAACCCTTTAGGTGGTGTAATTGAATGCACGGCCATACGCATAGTATTTGTATACATTTTTATTCCATTGTTAAGGCTTGCCAGGTAGTTGACCAGTCTTGCTTACTCTTGTGTTTATTAAACTCTCTTGAAACTTCTCCACCTTCTAAATAAACACCACCCCAAACACCCCATTCTTTACCAGAAATACCATTAGCAAAGCATGTCTTTTTAACTGGACATTGTTTACAAAGTGCATCAACATCTCTTCTAGATCCTTCATGATCTTCATATTTATCAAAGAATGCGTTGTTGTCCATTCCCAAACATAAAGCCTGATCCTTCCACAAATGTTGTTTCATTATAAAAACTTCTTTTCTTGTCTTATAAATTTTTTATAAAATCCACTAAAATATCTATTTTTTTCGTGATGTTTGTTTTTAGATTCTTCAATTAAATCTTTTCTTAATTCAGAACTCCAACTTTCTCTTTTAAATGGTAAAATTTGAGCATAGGGTGTGCCTTTAGGAATTAATCCTTCAAAATCTTTTTTTAACCAAAATGAAAACTGTCCACCCCAACTAACGCCTTCATCAATTATTCCACTACTAGTGACAAAAGGAAGATCGTGTCTGTTTAGTGGATGAGTAATTAACATACTATATCCTTTAGGAATAATAATTCCAAGGTGTACTCTCCATGCAAAATGTACATCACTGCAGCCAGAAGGAACTGGCAAGATTTCTGGAGTATCTCTTGCTATTAATGGAGTAGGTCCAATACTCCAATTTAAGGTTTGAATCCCATTTTGATTTGATACATATATGTCTTGATATGTAGATAACATATATCCAGAAATTAAAGAATCTAAAAATGGCATACACGCTTTAACAGAAAGGGTTGGCGGAACAAATTCTTGATTATTTCTATCCTTTAAAGTTAATTTTTTTTCTTTCCACCAAGATGGTAAATAATTTTTTGCGGGATTTGGTTTTTCAGCAAATGTATTTGTGTTTCCATCTAATTCAACTGGAATAAACAATATTTTATTTTTCATTTTAAATTTCCATATTTGTTGGGTATATCCCAACCATTACGACCAGGTTTATAAACTCTATGTAAATACCATTTGTTTTTTATTCTAATGCCTACAGGGGAAGTTTTTGCTGTATCAGATTCTTTTAAATCAATTACATCCCAAGCATGCCAAATCAGGTTTTCATTTTTATTTACAATTTTTTCCATTGTGTTTAAACTTCTAATAATCATTTTTTCTCCTAATACTTAAAAAGACCAACGTCAATGTTATTTGCTTCTGCAGTTAAAACTAATTTTGATTTTGATTCTTTTGGATTACTTAAAAAAGCAAAATAATTAATTTGATTTATATGTTCACCTAACCATGCAGGTGCTACATTATAAAATTTAATTTTTTTACCTCTTGCCTTCATTCCACGTTCTGATAAATTAGAGAACTCTGAAACAAAGTTATTTATTTTTGATGGGCCAGCGGAATAAATAATAAATTCATTATCTTCATCTTTCATTCCTGATAAGGCAACACTCATGGCACGTAAAAATATATTATACTGATTAAACTCTTTTGTTCCCTGCACTGCCACTATCATTTGGTCCTACCCCTTGTTTTAAGTCATCAAGTATTGACAACATCTTATCTAATTCTTTTTTAGACATATTTTCAACATCTAATGGCTTTGCTGTGTTTTCATCTACCCTGCCATTAATAGCATCAGCAGTATAAAAAACATTATTCAATATCCAATATGCCTTATCTTTTTCTATTACTACTCTTAACATGTTTTTTTGAACATGTCTTTGAGATTGAGTAATAAACTTAGGCTTATCAAACCTTTGTTTTGAAATAACATTTTTAGTTATTTCATAAATATCGCTTTGCCTATATTTAATTTTTTTTAAAAATGCTATTCTTTTTTTATCTGATACCTTAATTATAGACCAACAAAGAAACAATGTCAAGCCTATAACTAATAAATATTCCATTTTATTTTGTTTTTTTAACTGATTCTTTGCTTAAACCCAAAACCATAGAGTTAAGTTTATTAACTTCAAGTTGTAGTTTTAATGACTCTAATTCTACGTCAGATAGTTTTTGTTTATAAAATGATATTAATTGAATTAATTCATTTTTTTCTAAATTATCCATACACCCCTTACTTTTTTAAATCAAAGGCAGTTCCCTGCCAGACCTTTTCTAATTTTTTCTTTTCTCTTTCTACAATTGCACGGCTCCATGAAAATCCTGCATCTCCACCCCAGGCATCCCACATAATTCTTCCATTGGAAGGAAATTCTGGACCATCATAAAAGCCTTTGCCTTTTTTATCTACTTCATGACGGGAAAAAAAAGAAAACATTCTTTTAACAGTACTAAGAGACATTACTGATCCATTTACGATATCGGTTGCACGACCCCAACCTACTGGAGTTCCTGCTCCTTTAGCCTTACCATCTGCTTTCCACTTTAAAGCACGACGAGCAGCAGCCTTCATGCCAGATGTAGGTGTGTATGTATCAGCCATTTCTTTTTACCCTGTTTGTTTCATAAGACTTACCCCAAAAAAATGATCCAATCATTAACAAACCTATTACTAATGAATGCAAGAAATAAAATGTACTCATTTTAACTTCTTTTTTTCTTGCTTTGCAGCACGTTTTTCTTTAAGAGTCATTTTTGGCTCTTTCTTTTTATTAGCATTTCCTTTTTGTTCTTTATTTGCCATGAGTTACCCCTGTCTTTGTTTTTGGATATGGACCTAGGTCCGCTTTGACGCTACCGTCTTTTCTTAAACGAACAATTCTACCGTCTTTAATTTGCATTGGATTAAATCCGTGATTTTTAAAAAAAGATCCTGAAGATTTTTTAGACATTACTTTTTAAACGAATTTAAATCAAATATAGATCCGCCCCAACTTTCTGCTTGTTTATTTATTGGATTAGACTCAGGGAAAAGATTTATTATTCTTTCTGGTTTGTCTACACTTTTTGCAAAATCTTCAAACAATGATTTCTTTGTTGATCTTGAATGTCCCTTTGGAAATAAATCTAAATCAAATGGTTTTCTTGGAAATCTTCCACGTAGCCCAGCCATAAAAGCATTTACCCTGCCCATTGCCCATTGCTCTGCGCTAGAAACACTGCCACGAACTGATGATGGGTTAGTCCTGTATGCTCCAATGCCACGACGATAAACTGCTTGCAGTGTTGCTACGGTAATTCTTTTATCGCTATCCTTGCCTTTATTATAATTTTCAACAAGTTCTCTTAATTTTGATTCAGAAGCCTTTGCCATAGTGTCATCCATGTCATACATTTTTTCATTATCAATTGGCTCAGAAGAAACTCTTAAAGATTTAACTGGCTTTGCAACACGTCTATCTGTCTTTGTTCTTTTGCCTTTTTCATCTGTTGCATAAACTCTTATAACTGCTACAGGATTATCTGCAGATGCTTCTACTTTTTCATTTGTACCTGCAATATTTACAGTTCCAGAACGCTCAACTCTTTCTACAACTCCGTGTGCAGATTCTGTTTTATCTGGTGGTTTTGGAACTCCAAATGTTACATGATCTCCAACAGAAACTGATTTTGCTTTTTCTATTTCATCATCCATGTCGTATGTTTTTCCAACGGGAACACAATTAGGAACCATGCGTCCACCTTTCTCTTTCATACCACGTTGTTCATATCCAACCCAACATGCTTTTGCTACATTATCCCATTTGTCCATCTCTTCATCATCTGAATGATAAGACTTTCCCATTTCCATATCTGTGTTCATGTGATGTCCTTCCAATCTATCTAGTTTGGTGGCATCGTTATGCATCATGCCGATACTGTATGCACTTTCTTTCCAACTACCTTTTTCTTTTTGTTCTTCATAAATTCTAACGGACATTGCAGGATTTTCTGGAGGCATTGATTGAAGAGCATATTCTGAACCCGCACTACCAAGAGTTCCGCCTTCTATCATTATATGTTCAACTTTTCCATGAACAAGACCTACTTTTGTCTCACCCATTACAAAATCGCCTTCTACAATATGACTCATGTTTAAATTATATCAGACTTATTTTTTACGAGTAAGGCGTTTTAGTTCTTCTATAGCCCAAACGTCCTCTTTGCGTAGTTTTGACATTTCTGCTGGATCAAAAGACTTATCTGTAAGAGTCACTACTGGTTCTTTTGCCAGAAAATCTATATTTACATAAGCCCTTTCCCATAAAGAAAGTATCTCAGCATTAACTCTATTAAGGTGATCGTTATAAAGTTCTGGCATTAATTCTTTAATTTTAGGTGTAAATGAATATAAGAATGATCCGTTTTCAGAATCAATACCCGCAACTTCTAGTCCACCTTCAAGTATTAACTTTTCAATCATTTCATTTTCATCAGAACTCATATTTTTCCCATCTGGATTAAATATTCTCTTGAATAGTTTTTTCATAATTAATAAAGTTCTCCAACTCTGCTCTTGTTTGTGCCCCAGTTACACGATCAAGTTCTTTGCCGTCTTCTAATAAAATAAATGTAGGAATTGATTTAACCTGAAATTGTTTAGCCAAAAGTTGTTCGTAATCAACATCTATCATTTGAAATTGAAAACCTTCTTTTTTTAATTCTTCAACAACTGGTCTTGTTTTTTTACAAGGACTACACCAGTCTGCTGTAAAATAAAAAACGTTTTTCATTTACCAGACCTTGATCTAGCCTTTTTAAGAACTTCAAAATCTTTAATCTTGGTATCTCCAAGATAGCCCCAAGCATATCCATCATTAATCATTTTATTATTAATTGATTCAGACTCTCCATTAATATATATCCAGCCAAGAATGCGTCCATATTTTTCAGATGAGTTCATTTTTTCTGTACGAATAACTACAGACTTTGCATCTTTAAGTTGTTTCTTTAAATATTCTTTAGATTCAAGACCAAGAACTTTTTCAATCTTATCTGTTGTACGTGATTCTGGCGTATCAATACCTGCCAAGCGAACACGGGAAGAGAATAGAATATCAAACCCTAAATCAATAATTACATCAATGGTATCTCCATCAACAACATTTTTTACTTCTCTAACAAAATACTCATACATTATATGCCCCCTATTGTTTTGTCTTTAATAAGTTTTTCACGCTCATCAAGAATTTCTACCAAAAAAGCCATCATTTTATTATGCGAATCAGGATTGTTCATTATTTTTTCATAGTGATGGTTACAAAATGTTAGTTGTCCTGATAAACCTTTAACTCTAACTAAGGCTTGTGCTTCACACTTGTCGCAGCGATCATTGGCATTTAGTATGTATTTCTTTGAAACTACGCTGGGATGATCTTCAACAATGTTAGTCATACTCATATTATACATCTACTTTCTGTTGTCGGTTGAATAAAATCCGCTACCGTTAAAAATTGCAGCGGGTGCACTCCATACCTTTTGCATAGATTCATTACAACATACTGGATATTTTTCATCACCAATTGATTTTTCAAATTCAATCTGTGAAGAACAAATTGAGCATTTGTAATCATATCTTGGCATAAACTCTCCTATGGCTATATCTAAGTATATCAAAAAATAGGCAGTTTTACAACATGCCCAGGTTGTTACTTTTATTTTATTTTAATTGCTTTAGGTTTTTTGTCTTCAGGAATGACACGAACAACATTAATTGTTAGTAATCCATCTTTTAGTTCAGCACTAGATACTTCCATATACTCACCAAGAGCAAAAGATCGTACAAATTTACGACCAGCAATTCCTTTGTGAACAACTTCAGCATCTGTAACTTCCACAATTTCACCTTTAATTATCAAGGTTCCATTGTCTACTGATACATCAATATCTTCTTTTGTAAATCCTGCAATAGCAAGAGACAGCCTATATGTATCTTCATCTAATTTAAGAAGATCATAAGGAGGATATGATTGTGAATTTACTTTATGTGCCATATTTAAACGGCTTAACTCTCTGTTAAAGCCAATAAAAAAAGGATCATTGAATAGATCCATTGCAAACTGTGTTACCATTTTATTCCCCTTTCAAGCGAATAAGTTAATGTATCCCCATTTGGCAGATACAATATAATTATATCAGAACTTTGTAGCCCTACAGAGAATTGAACTCTGCTCACCAAGATGAAAGCCTGGTATCCTGACCACTAGAAGATAGGGCCTTGGAGCGGATAGCGGGAATCGGACCCGCACATTAACCTTGGCAAGGTTACGCACTACCACTATGCAATATCCGCAACTATATTTTAATATTATTTAGGCAATTATCCAACCACGAAGTAATTGCAAAAATTTATTTAAATGTTTTTTTATTATAGTGCTATCTTGAATAGAATTTTCAAATTCTGCACTGGTTTTTGGCTCATTAAAAGTTTTGCTTTCGCTTAACTCTCCCTGAGTTGCAGAAATAGTTGCAGGATTTGTTTTAAGTCCTTCTAGATTAATTGCTGCAGTAAGAGTTGTTGTTTCTACTGCTCCAGTAGCAGTTATTGTTTCTACTACCTCTACATTAACTTGTGGAGCAGCCCAAGTTACACCTTCTTGAGAAAATGTTTTTTGTTGTTCATTATATGTAACTTGTTTTTCAGGTTCTCTATTATAATGTCCAGGTCGTGAAGTATTAGTTACTGGATCTGCTGATACTTGTAATACAACTTTTCTATCATTCCAAATACCAGAACCACATACTGATGGTTGACAAACAATAATATTGATAACTACATTATTTTCATCTAACATTGCCCACGTTTGGCAAGGATCTGAAGCCGAACACTCACCAGCGTTTGCTGATTCTGAAACCGAAATAAATAAAACTGATGACGCAATTACCCCAAGAATTGTACCAATAACTTTATTTTTTATTTTCATTTTACTCCTTTTATTAGTTGTTGTTTATTTTAATTACTACTTGACAAGGGTCTCCGCCCTCTTCCCATTCTTGCGCTTCTTCATCACTCATGTATGGATCTCCATCATGAGTATTACAGAACGGCTCTGTTACCCAGCCCCGCTCAATTCCATTGTTTAACCAAATCTCAAACTCATTAAGACTTGAGGCCTCATTTTGTAAATCTTTTAATATATCATCAAAATTTGCCATATATAAATTATACCTTCAAATGCTTACTACGTCAACTGGACCCATGCAAGTAGGGCTAAATTTTATTGCTGAATTTACTGCTCCAACAACTCTTTTACGACCGTCTTTAGATTTTTCTGTAGCCGATAAATATCCATATGCATATTCTGCACCTGAACCCATGGCTAAATAATCTAAGTTGTATTTAGATAAGGACATATCAATAGCATTATGCTCGTATATTTGACCCTTAATACAAATAATAAGACCTAAGTCACCTTCTTTTGTTGTATCTACCCACCAGTCATTATAAAAATTTCTAAGTTGTTTAATAAACTTAGTCTGCATAAATTTATCTAAATCTTTTATGTCTGGAATATATGGATTAAAATTATAACGAATACGCTCACCGTCTAATGCTCCAGCGTAGCCAATTAAATATGGACCAAGTTTCCAAACCTTTGGAGAGGTTAATGAAAGAATTGTATTATCATCTGAGGCGCCACGATCACCAGCCATATATATTTTATTGGTTAATTCATCACGCACAACAGCAAGTACGGTCATGCTATTCCCCCTCAGAGTATATCCTTTAAGTATAGCAAATGATTATTGCTTAGTCAAACACCTTTATTTGATGGTTTGACCACATGCTGAGCATGTTTTAGGCTTGGCAGCAGATTTTTTAGCAGTACCCGCAGGGGCAGAGCCAAATTTAGGTCTACCAAACCCTACAATAGAAACCATAATTCCTTTTTTATTTTTCTTAAAAGCACGAAGTTTTTTGCAAACCTCTCCACCATTACGTTGGCTACCTTTAGGATCTCCAGAAGTGTTACCTTCAACACACCAAACTGTTCCATCTCCATTGTCTGCTACTACTATTGCTACGTGGCTAATTCTGTCTACCCCGTCAGATGGAAAATCAAAGTATGCAATGTCTCCTGGTTCTGGATCTGCTAAATCTCCGTCAA